AAGACCTCGACCGCATCTACGCCGACGCCGGCGGGTCCACCCGCAAGCAAGACCTCGTGAACACCCGCTACAAGGTCAACGAGCACGGCGAGTACGGGCTGGTCCTCAGCCGCGCCAAGGACGACTTCCGCGGACCCAGCCAACTCGCGCTCGAGGACGACCCGGCCCGCGCCGCGCGGATGCTCACCCAGGCCCTCCCGGTCCTCGACCGGCTCGAGGCCGCCGGCGGCCCCCAGGGTCCGCTCTCCTACCAGCGCGAGCTCGTCGCGCGCCTGCGCCGCATCGTCGGCACCCCGCAAGCCTCCGCTGCCTGAGATGTCGACGAGCGGCTTCGCGATGCCCTAGGCCGCTAGACGACTCACCCCGAAGGGTGGCCCGGATTTGAACCGGGGTTACCGCCCACCGCTCGCCGACAGCTCCGAGCCTACAGCCTCCGCTGCCTAGCGGATCGCCCGTCACGGGCGCACACCTACCCGACAAGGGGAAACGCATGACCAGCCGAGCCATCAACGCCCGCATGTTCTTCACACCTGTCTCGCCCTACGAGGACGCGATGCGCCAGGCGGGAGACCTCATCAAGTTCCACCGGCAGACGTTCGGCGGCTGCACGATGATGGCCGACGACGACGGCGTGAGCGCCGAGCAGGTCCAGCAGGTCGCCGAGGCTGTCGCCCAGGGCGCCGCAGCAGGAGCCGCCGCCGGCGCGACCGCGGAGTCTTCCAGCGACCTCGGCTTCCCGGCCGACACCCCGCTCGCGGAGATGACCGAAGACCAGCGCAATGCCTACCACCGGCACATGCGCGAGCAGAACAAGCAGAGAGCGCGCGAGTGGAAGGCGGTCACGGGTGACCGGACCCCCGAGCAGCTTCGCGCCGAGCTGGATGAGCTGAATCGGCTCCGCACTGAGCGGATGACCGACGCAGAAAGGGCCGTCGAGGCGGCCCGAGAGGAAGGGCGGCGCTTGGAAGCCGCCAAGTTCGCACCGCGGCTGGCGCGCATGGCATTTGAGGGCGCGCTGTCGCATGTGGACGAGGACCGCCGGAAGGTCCTGCTCGACACCATCGACCTGTCAAAGGTCATCACTGAGGACGGCGACGTCGACACCGACAAGGTGAGGACGCTCGCTGCGACTCTCGCGCCCGGCAAGGGCGAAGCAGGCCATGACTTCGGTGCTGGCCGCCGTGGCAACGGATCTTCTTCGACGAAGTCCGGTGTCGCTGCGGGCGCGGCGTTGTTCGAGGCCCGCAAGAAGCCCACACCCACCACCTGAACCAAGGAGGTTCACCATGCCTCGTCTCAAGACTGAGACCAGCAACAGCGGTGACATGTCCTGGCTCGACTCCGGGCACGCGATTCGCAACTCGCGTACCGAGGTAGTCAACGTCAGCGCGTTCACCGCAGGAACGCACTACCCCAACGGGTACATCCCGTCGGGCACGCCCGTCGCGAAGGTCGGGGGCCTGCTGGTCCCCTACACCTCCGCAGAGGCCACCACGACCGGCGCGGGTGTCCTCGCCGGCCACATCCTCACCGACCAGCCTGTCGTCGGCAGCGCCAACTTCCCGGCGCCGCTGTTCAAGCACGGTCGTGTCAAGGCCGCGAAGGTTCCCCAGGGCACCGACGCGTTCACCGCTCCCGTGGCGGCCGCGAAGACGGCCAACACCGAAATCATCTACGTCTGAGAGGGGTCTGAGTCATGGCACTGTGGACCGACTACATCGACCCCGCTGAGCTCACCGGGTACGCCCGCGCGAGCCTCGAGGACTACGAGCAGGCGCGGGGTTCCCTCGCGACCTGGCTCCCGAACGAGCTGGTGCCGGACATCGACGTCCGGTTCGTCGCCGGCTCGACCGGCCTCATCGACGTCGCGAGCTTCCGGGCCTACGACGCCGAGCCCGAGGTCGGCAAGATGCCCGGCGGGAAGCGCGTCACCATCGAGCTTCCGGCCGTCGGCCAGAACATCCCGGTCGGGGAGTACAACCAGCTCCGCGCCCGGAACGCCAACGCCTCGGAGGAGATGATCCGCGGCACGATCCTGCGGGCCACCGACACCGTGGTCAAGGCTGTGGCCGACGCCGTGGAGAAGGTGCGCGGCACGGTCCTGCAGACCGGTCGGGCGACCGTCACCCAGAACGGCTACACGTTCATGGATGACGACTTCGGCCGCTCCGGCACGCACGCCGTCACCGCGGGCACTCTGTGGTCGACCGCCGGCGCGGACGCGCTCGGCAACCTGACCGCGTGGTACGACACCTACGTCAACGACAACGGTGTCGAGCCGGGTGCGATCCTGACCTCGACCCGCGTCCTGCGGGCGCTGGGATCGCTGACTCAGTTCTCCACCATCCTTGCGGGTGGCGGGAACCGGCCGGCGACCCAGGCTGACGTGAGGGCCACCCTCTCGGCGGCTGGTCTGCCTCCGGTCTACACCTACGACCGGCGCGTGTCGGTCGGCGGTGTGGCGACCAAGGTGCTCACCGACAACCGGCTCTTCATGCTGCCGGCGCCGGGTGAGTCGCAGCTCGGGAAGACGTACTGGGGTCAGACGCTCACGTCGCAGGACCCCAACTACGGCCTGGCCGACGCCGAGGCCCCCGGCCTCGTCGTGGGCGCCTACCGGGGCGAGAAGCCGCCGATGATCGCCGAGGTGGTCTCCGACGCCATCGCCCTGCCCGTCCTGGCGAACGCCGACCTGTCGCTCGTCGCGACCGTCCTCTGAGGGAGCTGAACCACATGGCAGAGCAGCAGAAGAAGCTCGCTCGGAACGTCACGGTCGGGAGTGAGACCTACGGTCCCGACGACAACGTGCCGGCCGACGTGCTCAAGCAGATCGACAACCCGGCCGCCTTCGAGGAGTCCGACGACACCACCCCCGCGGAGAAGACCGCGCGGGAGCTGTCCCGGCGCTCGCTCGACAGCGACCTGTCGAAGTCCGGCAAGTAGTACCAACCGAAGGGAGGTGGCGAGGCCGTGGACATCATCGTCATTGACGACCTCGCCACCGACCTCGACGACGATGCGCTGCAGTCCGACGCCCGGGCTCAGCGCATCGTCGAGCGGACCAACGCGCTCGTCACCGAGAAGTGGCTCAACCCGGTCTCACCCCCGCCGGCGTCCGTGGTCGAGCTCGCGCTGGCCGTGGCCGGTCGGGCCGTCCGGTCCACGCCCGGCCGGGGCCCGCTGGCGTCCATCACGCGCAGCTTCGACGACTCATCGCGTACTGAGCGGTTCGCGGTGCCCGGCGGGCAGACCAGCGGCCACGCGGTCTACCTGACCGACGACGAGCTGGCCATCCTCAACGGTGGCAAGACCCGCCGTGCGGTCGGCTCCATCAAGCTCTCCGTCCCGGGATTCTGACATGCCGGCGCCGATCATCAACGCCGAGGACATCATGGTCTTCCGGGCCGAGGCCGAGGCGATGATGACCGACACCTGCCGGATCACGTTCCCGAACCCCGACGCCCCGCCGCCGGTCTTCAACGAGCAGACCGGCCAGTACGAGCCGGCCGACAACACCCCGGCGACCATCACGCTCTACGAGGGCAAGTGCCGGCTGCAGGTCAAGGCCGACATCAACTCCAACGTCGTGGAGACCACCGCCGGCGAGCGCGAGTGGACCTACCTCACCGCGCAGCTACAGCTTCCCGTGCAGGGTACCGAGGCCATCCCCATCGACGCCACCGCGGAGATGCTGACCTCCCGCTTCGACGAGTCGCTGCCCGGCCGCGTGTTCAACATCCAGGGCACCTACCACAAGTCGCAGCCGGTCATCCGCCGCTTCCGAGTCCGAGAGGTGGTCGCCTGATGACTCGTGCAGTGAACATCCGGTGGGATACTACCCAGCTCGACGCGCTCGAGGCCGACCTGAGCCGCGCGCCGGCACGGATCCAGTTCGGCGCCGAGAAGACGCTGCGCCGCTCCGGCAAGCTCATCAACCAGGCGATGCGTCAGGACGCCAGCGGCCACCGCTTCCTGCCGCACCTGCCGAACGCGGTCAGCGACGAGATGATCGGCCGCTACGAGGTCGAGATCGGCCTGGGCCCGCCGGGGCAGGGCTCACTCGCGCACATCATCGCCTATGGGTCGGTGAACAACGCCCCCGTCTACGACTA